GTCGTGATATTTAAATCACCGCCAGTTAAGTTGACTGCGCCCGAAACATCGAGGCTTTCAAATAGTGGGTCGGCGTATGCTACGCCAATTGATTTTCCGTTTGACATGATTAATTCCTTTTAGTTAACAATTCCAGTTTTTAAGAGATGCTGCTTTTCGGGTAGGCCTTCCCTTTTCATCTTTCATCGGCCCAGGCATTCCGCTCATCCTCGCACAAAAACTTTTTTTACGACCTTCGTCAGCTTTTGTTTTAGGGTTTGGAGCAGGTGCTTTAAGGTTTGCATTATTTTTTGCATTGTATTCCGCCCTTCCTTTAGCGGTCATGCCCGCACCAGCTTCGGTGGGTTTGTAGTTCTTACCCTTACCAGTAGTGGTGCGCGCAATAGGTTTATTAGTGGTTTTTGGCATCATCTGCCTCCACGAAACAGACATCCTTCCAGGACATCACAATTAATTCTTCGCCATTATCCTCAAATCGCGGGTAGGACAGGTAATCTTCCATGCCGCCAAATCGTATCCGCTGCCCAATTTCAATTGGATTAGGAATCAGTCGGCCCTTCTTGTCTATCTCGCCAGGTCCCACGGCCAGCACTTCGCCGATATTAGGCAGTTCTTCCATGATGACATCAATCACCTCGCTCTTAACCCGTTCAATGGGCCTTACAACAATTCGATCACGCAGCGGTCTTAGCATTTTTTCTTACCTTTTTAGGTGCTGGAGTGGCTGCCAATTCCGTGAATATTGGCTGCGGATCAACCACGACTTGGTGTTCACCGCACCACATCCCAGCCTGTTTAGTTACTGATTCAGGAAACCGCCGGCAATGGCCGAACTGCGTACCCTGAAAAAATATACAATTCCCGCAATTCACTTCTGGTACATTTCGCCAGAATTGTTTGTTTCCATCTTGGTGTCGCGACCTTTCATGGTCATTTTTTCGCCCATTGGCTTGTTTTTGCCTTCCTGCATTACGGCGTTTTTGGTCTTTTCTTTACGACCTTTATCTTCGTTACAGTCTTTTGGGCATACAAATGTATTTGCCATTTTGATTTCCTTTATGAGAGTTGTTGCAGTTTGTACAGCAGAGAGTTAATTAAATCTGTAATTTCGTCAATAGTATTCTGTAATTCGGTGTCTTTTGGCAAGTGTTTTCTGTTTTGATCGACATATTTTTGTAACGCTTTAAAGTACCGCACAGGGTCCTTGTCAATCTCAAATTCTTCTTCAAATTCGTCTAATGGACCATACCGACCCATATACGACTCAACCAGCTGGTCTACGAGGTCTGGGACGGCGTTATAGTATTTCGCCAAGGCCTTATGCTGCGCATAGCTTTTAGTCTGCCAATGCTGCAAATGCGCACAGGTCGCAGAATTTAACAATGCCAGCGAGAATGCTTCGATGTCTTTCATAATTCCTTCAAACAGTACATATTAATGACCTTCGGCCCTGTTATTTTATCTGCCTTTGCGCCTTTTGTGGCAACAATTTTATTTTCACGATGCACTAATTTCCATAATACCGCTTTGATTGAATGCGGTTTTGCAACCAGTTCAGCTGCAATTTGCGCCTGCGTTAAATTGGGTAATCGCTCAAGCAGCAACAAAATGTCTTGAGATAATCTTGGACGGCGTTTTAACTTCTTCATAATAAACAGTTCCCTATAAAACTCTTACTTTTACCATACCGCCTTTTTGCTGGCTTATTTTGTATGTGCAATTAATTCGTTTGTCGTTGACCTTCCAGGCATCGGCTAGACCGTCTTGGCCAGCTTTAAACGAGGCAATCATATTGTCTAAGTCCCGTGGACGGTTATCTGGCGGGTAAAACTCCACCTCCAAGAAAATAGGTGCATCCTCCACAATGTGTTCAATAAATGGTATCGGCTGCTGCAGCGCCAGGATGCGGACTGCAAACCGGTACTTTTTTTTAGCCGATGCAACTGGTCCCCAATGCCCGCGATAGTTGGGGCTCAGTTCTTTTGGTGGCCAGGGCAGAGTAAGTCTATCGGATAAGTTTTTGGATTGTGTCATTGAGTACCGTTAGTTCAGTTTGTTTGGTTGCGTTCCATATGGATTTGCGACCATGGATGCCGTTGTGGCTGCCTTGGTGACAATCCTTGCAGAGCGGAATACAGAGGTATTGGAGGCCTTGTTCGATGTGGTGGGCATCTGAGGGTTCAGACACGCCGCAAACGCCACACGGCAGCGATTTAACCCGTATAAGGTGATTTCTTTGGGATGTAGTCAGCTTGTTGTTCATTTAATCTTTTTATTAAGAGTTTCCAAGCGGTTGCTGCACACAATGGCACTTGTCCATTTCCGATGGCTTTAAGTCTGTCCACTCTGGCGGCCACCCCATCAGCCACTCTACCCATGTTGGGTTCAGATTTCCACCAACTATGTTCGGCAGTTGCTCTCCATAATTTTGTGTTTTTCCCGATGCAGTAATCCTTTTCCCAGTTTTTACTGCTCCCTTGTAATCCCTTGCCGCTGGGGTTGGAAAATTCTTTTGCTCTTTCAAAACCATTGCCGTCAATCCATTTTGGTGATTTTCTCTTATGTTTAAATTTGCTTTGTGTTCCGAACTCAAGGGAGTCGGCCAATATTTCATATTGCTTACTTGGTCTCTCAAATTTGCTGGTTTGGTTCTGTTCGGCCTTGCTATTGTTGCTTCTCTCATCAGAGCCGACTCTGACTTTGGTGGCAATTTGTCCATTGTTGTTGGAGTAGCCCATGTTTCTTGCAACGATCCAAATTCTTTCTCTAAGGTGGTTTGCGCCAACATCGGCTGCTGATAACACACCCCATTCTGCATCGAACCCCATCTTGGCCAAGTCTGCAAGGACTCGTTCAAGTCCTCTAGTAGTGAGCATTGGACTGTTCTCAATAAATGCATATTGGGGTCGTACCTCGCCAATAATCCGTGCCATCTCTTTCCACATTCCTGACCGATTACCTTCAATCCCCCCCCCCGCCCTGCTGCGGAGATGTCTTGACAGGGAAATCCGCCCGAAACAACATCAACAATTCCTCGCCACGGCTTTCCGTCAAAGGTTTGAACATCATCCCAAATCGGGAAAGGCGGGAGAAGTCCGTCATTTTGTCGGGCGCACAATACGCTAGCTGGGTATGGTTCCCATTCGACTGCGCAGACGGTTCTCCATCCGAGCAAATGTCCCCCAAGTATTCCTCCACCAGCGCCTGCGAAAAGAGCCAACTCATTCATGCCGCCTTTACCGATCCGCGAAATACAGCTGCTTTAAATTCGTGCGGCAGGGCAAACTGGCTTTCCAAAATGCCTAGTTCTTTGCCTTTAGCCACAATGCCAGGCCATGTCTCATGCCATTCTTTGCCATCGACCACGCCAGGCAGAGTAACTTTTAACTCGTCAGACCAGCGCTCCTGGCGCAGCCAAGTGGCGGGGTAGCATACGAACTGGCCATCATTCTTACGCCATTGGTCCGAGCGCATCTGCTGCCGAATAGCGTCCAATAGTTCTGGCAGCGGCGGCCGGATTCCCTCGGTCTGGACCCATGCTTTACGGGCATCTCCCTTCGCCACACGGCGGGGATAAGTTGTCCAAAATTCTTCAAAGTCTGTCATTTATCCCTCAACCAAATAGCTAGAGCAGCCAAAATAGCAACAACCAACATAAACCAAGAAAAATCCATTAATGACGGGGTTTGGGCAGAATACGAAATCACTCGTCTGCTCTTTCGCGGATGGCTTTGGCAATGTCCTCTTGTTCCATGCCCTCAAACCAAGCCATCTCAGCAACCTTGGCGCATTGTTCGCGCTCGTACTCAGCTGCTTTTTTAATGGATTGGATTAACTGGTCTCTGGCAACTTGCTTAAATTCCTCAAGCATATTGTTTGTAAAGTATTCCAGCTGCGCTTCGGTGGCCGACCAATTTTTTTTAGTCTTAACCATTCCGCATCTAAGTGCCATTTCTTCAAGATCATCGAGGGTCATATTGTTCTCCTTTTGCAGAGAATATATGATTAGGAAATAGTTTGCAAGGTAGTTTTGGGTTTGTCTTTGCTTTTAACATAGGTTACCCAAGGGTGATAGCCATCATCACTTTAGCACCAGCAAGATTAGTAAAACAATCCAGCCTATGCGCCCCATAAGGCAACGATTCATCCTAGCCTAAGTTGTCTATCACCCATGTCTTAGGCTAGTTCCGCAGTCCCTCGTTGACAGGCTGCTCCGGTTATCTGGTGGTGAGCCGATACCGTATCTACTGTTCCGCGCAGCCGATGTAGGCCCATTACTATCGTGCGGAGTACGGTCAGTAGGCAACAAAAAACCCCAAACTCTTGGGTGGTGCGGCCTGGCAGGGCATCCTTGGAATAAGTCCTCTTTAGATCAAATGACCAATTCCAAGCATTTTTCGCACCACCGAAAAATTCGGGGTTGCTGATCTTAAAGAGATTCCAACAAGTGCCACCTTGCTGACCCCTATATATTACCACGGATAGGCAAGTAGGCATACGCCTATTTTTAATAGGCAAGCGCCTATTTTTCTAGTGGTTTACCCTAGTTTTATAGGTATTTTCCCTAATTTTGATAAAAAAACGCATAAATCGGTTGCAAACAGTAAATAAACAGTTTACTATTACTTTACGGTCATTTGATCGGGAAACAAAATCGGAGAGAAAAATGAAATATACAGTACACCAAATCAACTTGTCAGATGACCAATTCAACGCTCATCGTGAGACATATCTCAATACAACATTTCACCCAACTGTAAAAGCAATTTTGACTGCGCAAGATTTGTATAAGCCAGTTGCTGAAATTAAAGCTGGTTCATTAAACGATGTGTTTCGTATTGGCAACATGGGAAATCACCCAGACATCAAAAGAATTGACGAAATGCATTCACTTTCAGTTGGCGATGTAATTGTTGACGAAACAGGCCACGCAGTTTTTGTTGCACCAATCGGTTTTAAATCAGTTCACGCTTGGAACTAATTAACGGGGCTTCGGCCCCATTTATCGGAGAGAAAAAATGAAAAACGGATTTACACCAAAAGAATATGCATACGCAGTTGCAATCGATGCCTTGTACCATGCAATTAAAAATAAGGATCGTGAGATTGATGATGTTACTGAATCAGAGCAAAACAAAGTCATTGATCAAATGAAAAAACTTAGAGAAGTTTTGGCACAAAAATCTAATTTAGACATAACACCAATTTAAACAACCGGGGTTTCGGCCCCATTTATCGAAGAGAATATATGAACCCAATCGACATCCAAATCACCCAAGTAGACCGCCTCGGTTTATTGTTGGCACAAATTGCTGATTTGACCAAAGAGGCAGACAGCATTAAAGACCAAATCAAAGAGGCAGCAACTGCTGGTGGCTTAACCTCTTACGAGGGCAATTTATATCGCGCAACCGTTGTGGCCAGCAATCGCCAGGTTGTGGATTACAAGGGCCTTGTTGCTGACCTGGGCGTTAGCGATGAGCAGCTGCAGATGTTTACTAAAATCACAGCAGTATTTGCAGTAAAAACAGTAAGCCGTTAATAGACCGGAGGGGTTTGCCCCTCCATTTTTGGAGAGAAAAAATGGAAGATACACAAGCATTACATCACCAGCAGCAGCTGGAGCATCAAGAGCAAGCAGCGCAGCCAGCTTATTGCGACTACATCGCTCACATAACCAAAAGAGCCCTTAACGCACCAGACCCTTTAGCCATTGTTTATGGTGCAGGTCGCATTCATTGGGACTTAGGTCCAGAGGGTCAATTTCTTAGCACTAAAAAGCATTTGTTTGTTGTCGATTGCAATGGCCGTCATTACAAAATCACCGTGGAGGAAGTATGACCAAAATTAACCTAGTAGCAAAACATTTAATCAGCAAGAAAAAAATAACCAGTTGGGAGGCAATCGAGCGCTACCACGCCACACGCCTAGCTGACATCATTTTTGACCTTAAGGCAGAGGGTTGGGACATTGTTACCGATATGGTCAAAGAGCCGTCTGGTGTGCGTTACGCAGTCTACCGCTTGATCTCAGTACCACGCAAAAGTCGGGTGTCAGCATGAGAAAAACTAACTTTGAGGCCAATAAATGGCAGCGCAATGTGTTTACTAAAAAAGAATCTCCTTGGATGGAGGCCTTTGCTGCCGTAGGTTTAGTTGTATTTATTTTACTTTTAGCATTTATTTAACGGAGAGAATATGCAAAAAATAGCAACCGCATTAGTCAAAGCGCAAAAAGCCTTTGGGCCTGCGCTCAAATCGTCCACCAATCCACACTTCAAATCAAGGTATGCTGATCTAGCAGCTTGCGTTGAGGCCGTGATTGATGCCTTAAACGACAACGGTATTGCCTTAGTTCAACATTCCCATGAATGTGCAGATGGAATCATCATTGAAACTATTTTTATCCATGAGTCTGGTGAGATGATTTCGGGTGGCAAGCTCCATGTGCCAGCTACCAAACAGGATGCCCAGGGGTACGGTTCGGCCATGACCTATGCTCGGAGATTCAGTTTGCAAGCAGCCTGTGGCATCGCTCCAGTAGACGATGACGGCAACCAAGCATCGCGCCCAGTAAAACCTAAATCTACCCGCACCAAGGCAGAGATTGAGGCCTTGATTACGGCAGCCACATCAACCGACCAGTTAACTGCTACATGGAAAACATTAGCAGCGGACGAGCGGGAAATGGTGCGAGACTTTGCAGCCAAACATCACACCAAATTAAAAGGAGATCAAAATGCGTGAACCAAATCCATTCCAACAAGACGGGACCTGGTGGAATAATCGCCTTGGTAAGTTAACCGGTTCTAGGATGGCTGCGGCCATGAACTTCCTAAAGTCTGGCAAAGAGTCTAGTGAGCGGGAGAACCTACGATACGAGGTGGTGGCCGAGCGCATCACCAACACCTTTGCGGACAAGTACATGACTTCGGATATGCAATGGGGCGTAGACCAGGAGTGCGCCGCTAAAGAGGCCTTTGAAAACCTCACAGGTTTAAT